GCCAGTGTCGCGTACTCCCAGCCCGGCTTGTCGCGGTCGGGCCAGATCAGCACGGACTTGCCCGCCAGCGGCGACCAGTCAGTCTTCTCGACTGGGGCATTCGCGCCGTGCATCGCCGTCGTGGCCACGATGCCCGCATCGATGAGCGCCTGCGCGCATTTCTCCCCCTCGACCAGCACGACCTGCGCAATATCCTTCATCCCCGGCTGGCTGTAGAGCGGGCGTGGTTCGGGGGGAGCCATCTTGCGCCGCTTGGCGTCCCAGGGGCGAAACTCCTTCTTTCGACCAGGCGGGTCGTAGCGGTAGACGACTGCGATCAGCTTGCCGCCGGCATCGTGGTAATCCCACTTGGCCGTAGCTGGGCCAAGCTCGTCGACCGGAGCTACCTTCTTGGTTTTGCGTACGGATACCGAGCGCGAGCGACCGAGCAGATCGGCAGCCATGTCGAGCACACGGGAAAAGTCAGTGTGGACGTCGGCTCCGATACAGGCAGCGATCAGTGCGAAGATGTCGCCGCCATCACCCGTGGCACGATCCGTCCAGAGTCCTGTCTTCTCGCCATCGAGCACCACCTCGAGACTGTCGCCAGGACTGCCCAACACGTCGCCGATCAGGAATTTGCCCTTGCGCTTCTTGCCTGCCGGAAACATTGTGGTCAGCACCGACTCCATGCGTGCGAGCAGTTCGACTCGAAGCGCGTCGCGGTCTGACTCCCGGCTGTGCTCTGTCGTTTGAGTTGTGTCGTTGAAGTCGATCATTCGGCTTCCTCGACAGGTGCGGCAGCAACCGGGGCATCACGGTCATGTACGGCTCCGCTGCGAGCGGCCCATGCTGAGAGTTCAGACAGGCGATAACGCACCAAGCCGCCCATCAGGTAGTGCGGGATCCGGTATTTTGTGCGCATCGCGTGATCGGCGAACCAGTAGTACGGCAGGCGCAACGCGGCGGCGGCCTGTTTGGCATCGATCATCGGTTCGATGCCGTTCTCGGAAGTGTTGCTGTCGGTCATGCTTGCATCCTCCAGCAGCGGTCCTGCCACGCGCACATCCGGCATTCGAAGTGGGTCGAGTCATTGAAGGCGCGTAACAGGAGCTCTCCCGCCTCGGTTGCCGTGATGACCTTTACCGCCCGATCCGACATGCGCTGGGCCAGGGCTGCATCAAAGGGCACGAACTCGGTGTAGATCTCCATCGTGTCGGCGTTGAGTGCCGTGAAGATCGCCGGGTGCTCGTGCAGTTCGAGATAGGCTTGGTAGATCGCCACTTGCGCGGCGTAGATGGGCTTGGAGATCGCCAGCCCCTTCTTGTCCAGGTCGCTCCACGACTTGTTGCCGAGGCACTTGCATTCCCAGAGCGCCGGATAGGCGAAGCCCTCCGGGCCACCGACGATGACGCCGTCGATGTGGCCTTGCAGGCGGTCGTCTGCTACCGAGAACCCGAACTGCTCGCCGTCGGTCTTGCGGGTGCGCAGGTCGAACCCCGCATCCCGCAACCACGTGACCATGCAGTCCTCCATGACGTGGCCACGCTCGAAGATGCGCAGCATCCGCCCGGGGATCTCACGCCCGTGGTCGATGGGTGCCTTGGCGTGCTCGAACTGCAGCGCGCGCTCGCAGGCCACGCCGAGACGGGATGCACCGAGGTACTGGCGCTCGGACTGGCAGGCGCGGGCCCGCTGCATCCCTGCGTCGACGAGGGCGGTGACCTGGCCCGAGATGCTCGATGTGGAGTTGAAGTCGATCATGGCTTCTTCCCCTTCGGCTCTTCCCAAGGCAGGTCGTCCTCGAGGTCGGCGAACGGATTGGCTGCACTCGGCGTCATGGGATCAGGCGTGGGCGTCATGCCGCGCACCGGCGGGTACTTGCTCATTTCGTGGTGCGCGACCATCGCGTCCGTCCAGCAGGTGACGATGGCGTCGATCACCTGCAGCGCCTCGGCTTCGGAGTAGTCGCCCAGCGGCTTGGTGAAGCCGATCTCGCCCGCCGCCTCGCCGAAGGCCTTGAGGCACGTCTTCATCGCGGCCAGTTCGACATCAGAGGGATCGATCATGGCGACCTCCTTGATGTCGACACGACCTTCCTTGACTCGCAGCCAGTTGCCATACATCGCGTGAAACGCGTTCTGGCAGCGTTGCGCGCAGAACACCCAGTCGATGGGATAGCGCCGGGGATTTCCGACACCGTGACGGTTGTCGGTGTGGCCGAAACCCCGGGCCTGTCGTTTGCAGACCCAGCATTTCACGCCACCTCCTTCTTGCGATTCGGGAGACGGCACCCCGGGCGCACACCATCCAGAAAGCCATCGGCAGTTGCGTGAAACGTCGTGCCGGGATAAGCACAGCGACGCTGGCGGATCATCTCGCCTTGATACTCTGAGGTGCAGTCTGCGCAGTACTTGCTGTCGCCAGGCTTGACCCGCTGGGCTGATGCTTTCCAGATGCGGTACTGAGCAGCGCTGGAAAAGCACAGCGGGAATCCGCCTCTACGCGAAAACAAAACGGTATCCATGGCCGCCCCCTCACTGCGCCCAGGACGGTTTGCCCGTCACAGGTGCGCGTTGCGGAGTCGGAGCCTGATACGAGGGGGCTGCCTGTGCCGGAGCGCCGGAACCACTACTGCCGGTATTCGACCTCGTCGGCACGCCCATCAATTTGGCGTAGTCGGGGTGGTCAGGTTCGACCGCGACCTTGACCACGTTGCGATCCTGGCCCTTGGCATCCTTCTCGACATCGACACGGGCGAGAAACTCAATGCCGTCCAGCTCGTGGAAACCCTGGATGCGGCGGGCGGCGGCGGCCTGCGGGCAGTTGTCCTGCGGGTGGACATTGCGGGCGCTGTTGAGCGCGGCGCGGATGAAGCTGCGCCCCATCTGTCCCCAGGTCGGCCCTTTCTTGGAGTGCAGGCCGATGTTGCTCCACATCTTGCGCTTGGCGTGGTCACCGGCGGTGACCACGAATTCGGCGGCGAGATAGATGGAGCCGGTATCGAAGGACTCGGTGGCGTAGCCGCCGCCCCAGCCTTGCGTGGGATCGTCATAACCACCAGGTTTGATGGTCATGCGCACCGGGACGATGGTGCCTTTGGGGATCAGATCGAAGCCGGATTGTTGCGATTCAGCATCGTTGAAGTCGTTCCAGTTATTGGTGGTCATGTGATTACTCCTTGGATTCGGTGGTGTTCGGGGCGATGGCAGTGCCGGCGCACTTGGCGATCAGCGCGCCGAGATGCGGCGGCTCCAGCAGGGCGAGGCGACCGCTGCGGTCTTTGGCCGGGAAGCCGTAGGGATTGACGGTGTGCGTGACGAACGCGCGGTAGGCGCTGCCGTCGTCGGCCTTGATCTCGGCCAGCGTCACAACCTCATCGACGATGCCAGGCAGCTCCAGACTGGTCTTGCTGCCTTCGATCTGCGGGACGAACACCTTCCTGTTGTATTCATCGAGTCGTTCGTCGAGGATGGCCACGAACACCACGTTCTTGCCCCGGGCGTGCTGCAGATGGGTCAAGGCGCTGACCATCTCCTGGCCGAGCAGTCCGTAGGCACCGCGCATGTCAGGCTTGCCGGTACGGTCGCTGACCGCGCCCGGCTGCGTCTTGCACCACGCGAAGCACTGGCGCGATAGCTGCGTGATCGAGTCGAGGAAGAATGTCTGGTAACGGTCGAGCTGCGCCGGGTCGCCAAACTTCTCGATGACGTGGTCGTAGTGCGCTTGCGAGAACGCGCTCTCCGGCGGCAGCGACTTGTCCGGGCCCGCGAGGAACACGAAGAAGTCGCGACTCTCCGGCCACGATGCCGGGCGAATGGTGTCGCCCGGCCAGTCGGCCACGGCCAGGTCGCCCGCCTCGATATCGAGGAACAAGGTGGTGGCGGGGTCGAGGTCTTTGAGCCGGGTGGTCTTGCCGATGCCGGACTTGCCCAGCATCAGCAGCTTCACGCCCTTGCGCTCGGCCATCCGCTCGATGGCGGATACGATGGGGAGCTTTTTCATGCTTCACCCCCATCGATGCTCAACGTGAATGACGGCTTGCCGCCATCCACCGTGCGCGCGGCGGCGAACTGCTGCTGCAGGGCCGGAGGCCAGTTGGTGTAGCGAGACTCGGACACCGTGAGCTTGATATCGAGGTAGCCTTCGACCTTCTCGCCGGAGGCGACGATGCGCTCGGCAATCTCGCCCAACTGCTTCTGGTTCCAGCTGACTTTCTTCGGCAGCTCGAACTTGACGTGCAGCGGGCCGTCGCTGATGTGAGCCGTGCCAAAATCGCGGCCGGTTGCACGCAGCGCGGTGCGGGCTTGCTCGCCGTAACACTGCTCAAGTGCGGCATCGAACTTGGTGCGCGCTTTTTTCAACCAGTCGATGGCAGCATCGAGGTTCTTGTCGACCTCACGCTTCTGTTCGGGCGGCAGTGCGGCCAATTGGCTGACGGACATCTCGGCGATGTCGGCGGGGAAGATGGTCAAATCGTTCATGGCCGCCCTCCTCACAGGTAAGCCCGAGCCGAGGTCGAGTAGCGCGAAACGCGCCGCTCGAAGGCCTCGATTTCGGAGATCAGGTAGGTGACACGCGCCCCGAGCTTGCAGAAGACGGGGCCGAGTTGCTCCTGCCGCCAGCGGCGTAGGGTTTTGACGGAGAGCCCCCAGCGGGCGGCGAGTTCATGCTCGTCGAGAGCGATGCGCACGGCACCGCCCGGGAGTTGCCGGATTGCGTTCCGGCCGGGTTGAATGGATGGGGTTTGGTTTTGCATTGCGGAACTCCTTTTGTTTGGGAGTTCCTATTGAATTGCTCCATGCCTTGGGCTTGCGCGAGTGCTTTTTGGGCTTTCGTGAGCAGCCATCGACATCAGGCCTGCCAACGCGATCTAATTAAGTCACTGATCTATATGGATACACACCCGCTGTTTCGGTTATTGCGATTTCGTTTATTTCGTTTATAATGGCCCCAGTTGAACTTTGATCCGACGAGGAGACCTCCATGAACGCTCCCGCTATCCCCAAAACACTGCCCTCAGAAGAGGACATCGCGCTCGCACGGGAGTCGGGCCGCGCGCTGTCGACCGTGCTCCAAACCCGTGCCGAAACCCAGCAAATCGACTTCCATGACGACAAGGGTGCGGTGCGTGCCGTGCGCATCCCAACGTCGGCGCTGCGCCTGTTGCTCGAAGTTCTGACCGAGATCGGCCAGGGCAACGCCGTGTCGATCATTCCGATCCATGCCGAACTGACCACGCAGGAAGCCGCCGACGTGCTCAACGTCTCGCGCCCCTTCCTTGTCCAGTTACTGGAGAAGGGCGACATGCCGTTCCACAAGATCGGCACGCATCGCCGCGTGCGCTACCAGGATGTCATCGCCTACAAGAAGCGCATCGATGCCGAGCGTCGCAAAGCTCTGGATGAATTGGCCGCGCAGGCCCAGGAACTCGGCATGGGATACTGATCGGATGAGTTCGCACTTCACCGTCGTCTATGACGCCTGCGTGCTCTACCCGGCACCGCTGCGCGATTTGCTGATGCATCTGGCGCTGTCGGATTTGTACCGGGCACGCTGGAGCGATCTGATCCACGACGAGTGGACACGCAATGTGCTGGCCAGCCGCCCCGACTTAACCCAAGACCAGCTGAACCGGACACGCCACCTGATGAATGCCCATGTCCGGGACAGTCTGGTCACCGGATTCGAGTACCTGATTCCGTCGATCAACCTCCCCGATCCGGACGACCGCCACGTGGCGGCGGCCGCCATCCACTCCGGGGCCAGCCTGATCGTAACCTTCAACCTCAAGGACTTCCCGGCCGAGGCACTCAAGCCCTACAACCTCGCGGCCCAGCATCCGGACGATTTCATTGTCGATCTGCTGGATCTGCATCCCGCAGGTGTGCTGGAGGCAGCCGCCTGCCATCGGCGCTCGCTGAAAAACCCGCCCAAGACGGCGGACGAGTACCTCGACACCCTGCTGGCGCAGGGTCTGACTCAATCGGTGGCGGTCATGCGCCAATGGACTGTGGCCATGTGAACGGCCAAAGGGAGAATGCATGGGCAAGAAGACCCTGACCAACGCGCACTGCCTGCTTGACCTGATCGAGAAGGCTCCAGTTCAGACTCTCAAGGCTTTTTCCGGGCTCCCCGAATGCCTGGCGCTCACTCGTGGCTTCGACTGGTCACAGGATGCCGCTGCGCTACCCGCCGCCCTGATCGAACACGTCAGACATCTGCGCAAAGATCAGCGTGACCCCGCCGAGCGCGAGGCACTGCGCGTGCTGCGTCTGGCATCCCCGCGCGGCGCGCAAATCCTCACGACCGTGGCCGATCAGCTCAACGACAACGATCTGATCGCCGCTTTCACGAACCAGGACGGCGGCGAGATCGGCCGCGCGGTCTGGATGCGCACCCACTCCGACGAGACGGCACGGCTGTTCGATGTTGCCGAGTCGATCCTGAACACCGGAGATATCCGGGGCAACAAGCGTCTCTACGACGCTTTCGATGTGCCGTGCGACGATGCACCGCCCTTCATCTGGAACGATTCCGTCAAGAAGGAGCTCGAGGCACAGCTCACCAGCGCGATGCGGCTGGGCGAGCCTTGCGAAGTGGTCTACGTGCCGCTGGCCGACGAGAAGAAGAACGGCGACACGAAGATCGTTCACTACCTCGTCGTCCGGTTTGTCGGAGATCAGGTGACGGCGGTACAGGTGGTCAACCGCAACCGGAAGAGCTTCTGCTATTTTCCGGCGAGGGATGCCACCCTCGTCTACGCGCCGGACCGCAAGGTGGTGGAGGTCTATGCACACACCTTGTCGACGCGCGCTCCTCTGGCAAATGTGCTGTCCAAGCACGGCTTCAAGGCTCCGCTATCGAACCGTCCCCTGAACCGGTCGCGTTACGACCTATCCCGGTTCGCGTTGCCGCTGCGGGACGAGAAACCGCAATTGGATGGCGTAAAGGTCGAGCGTCTATACCTGACCGAGGCCAAGGCATTGCTCGGTCATTCGACGGACGCCGTGTCGCTGCACATCGACAGCGGCGCGGAACTGCACGAAGTCATCAATGAACGTTGGAGTAACCATCCGTTCTCGCAACCGGGAGCCATCCTCGGCGTGACGCTGGTGGCCGATCTGGTGTTCGATGGCGAAACCGGCGAAACGCCGCTGTCCATTGTGCTGGCAGAACCTGGCCGATGCAGCCTGCAAGGCGAGAAAGACCTCCGGCTGCGGCAGGCCGGGACGCAATTGCTCGAAGCGTTGGGCGTTCTGAAGCCGTTGCACCCTGGCTCGGGTGTCGACGACCCGATCCTTGTCGTTCAGGTGGCTCGGCTGCTCGAATCCGCGACCAGCCCAATGGACGGCTTCGCACTGGCGCAACTGGGGATCGACATCGACCGTTTCGAGGACGAGGGCATCATCACCGAGGGTGATCGAATCACCGAAACGGTGGTCGATCTGGCGGACGGCGAGCGGTTCACGATCAAGCTGGAGCGTTGCGCCGACGCCAATCAGGTGCGCTACCGCGATCCATTCACCGGCATGGATGTGATCCTGCCCGCCAAACATGCGCGGCGCTGGAAAGTGCATCTGAACTGGCTGCGCGAGGAGATCATCACGGCCTTGGGCACCGCGCTGCAGGGGATACGTGGCAAGCACGTTGATGAAGAACCCGTTTTCATGGGTGAGATCGACATCGACGGGCATGCCGTCGCACTGTACTTCGCGGCGAAGATGTCCAGCGAGCGCCAATACGTACGAGTCGATACCGCCTTGCGGCTGCGTCCTCGCCCCGTTCCAGGCATCGTACTGACAACGGCGTCCATTCCGTTTCCGTTTGCCGGGACGAATGTGGTGATCCCCATCGAGGACGTGGTGTCGTCCGCTGGCGCGAAAACGGC